ATGTAGAGTTTAATGATGTAGTAGTAGTATTAATTGATCCGTCTGTATTAGATGATCCTGCACCGCCTTGAGTTTTCCACTGCCACGCGACATACGTTCTACCTGATCCGTTAAAGTTTGGATCGGTAGTATCAAGATCAAAGCCGTCAGTTTCAAACGTGAGTTGCGCGGTGCCATCCGTATCTTCCGCAGAATCTTCATTAATTTTAAGGCGCTGAGTTACTCCTCTAGCTACATCCCACATTACATGATTGTCGCCATTTGATCTAGGGCCAATAAACAACATATCAGGTTGAAAATTACCAGAGTTAGCATCATTAGTAATTGAATGACCGCTTGATCCATTACCTGTATAAGCTGTTGCGTTAAAGTGTGCTGTTCCATCAACAATACTAGGAGCAGGTAAATTAGAAGAGTTTAGTGCTTTAAATCCTGCTGGTGGAGTATTTTGAAAAGACGACTGCCCAAAGTTAGCAATTAATCTACTTGTTCCTGTACCATAGTCAACCGCAACAGCAGGAGCAAATGTTCCTGAAATACTAGAGTATGCTTCGCCAGTTCCTCCCGCAGGATCACCAGAGTTTTGGAAAGTTCCGTTAATGCTCCAGTAAATTTTACCATTATCCAAATCAAGAGCAACACCAATATACTGTCCTGCTGTAAAAGCACTACCATAAGAAGCAGCACTATTATTATTAATTTTTTGACCTGTTGTTGCAAAAGCATATCCTGTACTATCAGCAGAGAAGTTTGCTCCTGCTGATCCAGCAGTTATATCAAACTCAGTTCCAACAATTCCAATAAACTCACGATTAACTCCTGACTGTCCAAGAGAATCGGCCTCTACTTCCCAATACCATTTACCACTACTAACACCAAAGGTAGCTCTAATATCATTAGTTGAACCACTATTTGCATTTGCAATGTTTAAATTACCATCTGTTAATGTAACATTGCTTCCTGTTTGAAAGTCAACTCTGTTTAGTGTTGGATAATTTAATGTTGGACTATCATTAACTTGATCTGCCGCTGCTAATCCTGATGATGTAAAATCGTTACCATTACCTGATTCGTCATCTCCTAAATCAGAGCTATCACGACCATCAATATGAAAACCGTTCGTTCCAAAACTGCCTGAGTATGCTATTGGTTTCCATACTCCATTATCATCAAACTCTCCAAAAGCTGTTGGGGCTGCTTGTGTTCCGTCAATTAAATACATTTCAGCTATATAAGCATCAATATAATTACTACCTTCTTTACCGATATTATGTGCTACATTATCATTAACATCAAAAGTAAAATCTTGACTCGGGTCGTTTGAAGTAGAAAAACTGGTAACTTGTACACCGTTAATGTAAATTTTAATACGGTCTCCTGCCGTGCTATCTGTAGTGTCAACAGCCAAAACAATGTGCTGCCATGCTGTAGGATCACGAAAAACTTGAGTAGTTGCTCTTAATGTGCTACCATCAATTAAGTATAATTTATCATCACTATCAGACCAACCAAACTCTGTGCTGCCAGCTTGTAGTATACTATATCCACCGCTAGTACCACTAGCAAAGGTGTTTACTTTCCACCAAAAACTAAATGTCCATGTACGGCGATTAGACGAACTGTCAGGTGTTCTAGTTAAATAGGCGCTATCTCCCATTGTAAATCTAATAGATTGGTCAATGCTAAAGCCAGTTGATTGTCCACCCGCACCCATCATTATGTTTTGAAAAACCATTTAATAGTCCTTTAACTATAAGCTTGTGTCATAACAGCCTGAATATTTTCAGCAGTGCCATCACTTGATACAGAAAGAATAATATAATCTAGTCTGTCTACAGCATCATCAGTAGTTGAGAACGTAGGTGCTGTACCACCAATAAAGTTCCAACAAGCATTATACGATACTGTCCCACTACCTCCTTGCTGATGCAAGAAGATACTGCCAACCTGTCCTACTCTAGCATTGGTAGGTCTAGCAAGAGTATGTGCAGCAGTAACAGAAGTAAAGAAGTTTTGTGCAGTACCGAAGTTAAGAGATACAGAAGTAATGCCATTAATTGCCGTTGTTTCAACAGCAGCCGCTGCCGACTCTGTAAGTTGTAACTGTCCTTCAAGAGATACATTACCACTTACACGAACAGTACCAAGAAATCCTGAATTACCTGTAATAGTTGCTGTGCTTAACAAGTTAGTTGCTCCACCCACGCTAAGAGTAGATGCCAAGCTAACTGCTCCTGCAACTGTAAGAGTACCACCTACATTAGCATTACTTACTGAGGTTGCTCCGCTAACTCGTACTGTTCCAAGAAAACCAGCATTGCCAGCAACTGTAACTGTATCAAGTAAATTAGTAGCGCCACCAACACTTAGTGTAGATGCTAAACTTGTTGCACCACCAACTGTTAATGTGCCACCAATATTTACATCGCCACTTACTGAGATGTCTCCATCAAATGTAATACCGCCAGTAGCAAATATAGTTCCACCAACAGAGACATTCCCTGCTACATCTAAATTACCACTTACAGACACTGCATCCTTAAAGATGCCTACACCTGCTACTGTAACCGTTGAAGCAAAGTTAGCTGCACCACCTACACTTAAAGTTGAAGCTAGGCTGACGGCTCCTGCTACGGTTAGTGTGCCACCTACATTTGCATTGCTTACAGATGTTGCACCACTTACACGTACACTACCTAAGAAACCAGTAGCTCCTGCTACAGTAACAGTGCTAAGTAAATTAGTTGCACCGCCCACACTTAATGCGCCACCAACACTCATAGCACCTACAACAGTAGCTGTACCTCCAACCACCAAGTTACCACTGACAGATACGTTGTTGTCAAATGTACCTTCACCTGTAACAAACAAAGTTCCGCCAACAGATGTATTACCTGCTACATCAAGTGTACTAGCCATCGTAGCTGCACCGCTAACTCTAACAGTACTTAAAAATCCTGTGGCACCTGTTATGGTTACTGTGCTTGCAAACTTAGCAGCATCACCTACAGAAACTGTATTTTTTAAATGAGTTGCACCAACTACACTAAGAGTACCACCTACAAGAGCATTGGATACAGAAATATTACCACTAACCGTTCCACTTGGAACATTAGTTAAGTTAGCGCCATCACCATAAAAAGCTGAAGCACATACTCTAGCATTTGCTGCTTGAACATTATCACCTAAAATTGTTACAGTACCGCCTACAACTAAACCAGCACTAATTGAAACAGTACTATCAAATGTACCTGCACCTGTAACAAATAGCGTTCCACCAACAGACGTATTACCTGCTACGTCTAATGTACTAGCCATTGTAGCTGCACCACTAACTCTTACAGTACCTAAGAAACCTGTAGCACCAGAAACTGTAACCGTACTAAGAAGATTGGTTGCGCCACCTACACTGAGAGTTGAGGCTAGACTAACTGCTCCCGCAACTGTAAGAGTACCGCCTACATTTGCATTGCTTACAGATGTTGCACCACTTACGCGCACACTGCCTAAGAAACCAGCATTGCCAGCAACCGTAACTGTGCTTAGTAGATTAGTTGCTCCACCTACACTAAGTGTGCTATTAAGGCTTGTAGCTCCTGCTACTGTAAGCGTACCACCAACATTTAAATTACCACTAACAGATATGTTGCCTTCAATAATTGCATTACCAGCAATCGTTACATGCGTAGAAAATGTAGCCACACCTGTCTGTACTAGTGTGCCACCAATAGAAGCATTTGTTCCAATGTTTAGATCACCGCTTACAGATGTATCACCTTTTACAACTAGGCTACCGCCAACATTAACTCCGTTAGCTACTGTAATTGAACTAACACAAATGTCTCCACCAACACTAGCTGTTATTCCTGTAAGATTAGAACCATCACCATAGTAAGCAGAGGCACATACATTATTATTAACAATTAAATTATTTTTAACTGTTGCTGTACCATCTACAAGAAACGCAGTCTGAGCAATAACTTTATTCGTAGCAACCTTTAGCGCAGTATTAGTTCCATCACCTGTTTGAACATACACAGAAGAAGTACTAACACCATCATTTGCGGCGCTACTATTAATAAGCAATAACTGCTTATATGTTCCTGAAATTAGTTTTCCTGTTAAGTCTGTCATATTAGTTGCCAATACTCATCTGTTGAATCCCAAGTGGTTGCTACTTGATCCCATGTTAAATTTCTGCCACCTGTGTCAGGTCTAGGATTACGTATCGCAGGGTTATCCCGAACATCAGGAATGTGATTTTGCGGGTGATTTTTCAAATCAAAGTTACCCTCAAAATCTTCTGGACAAACAATAAGTCCATAACTATTTTCTTGCATAATTCTGTGAGGATATACAAACCCACAGATGTCGCACATAGCTAGTGCGTTTTTATTACTTGCCATTACTTTTATTCCAAAGATCAAACAAGGTCTTTACTTTTTCTTTTATAATTTCTATATCACCGTGCATTTTAGCTAGTATAATAATTAAAGTAATTATTCCTAAAAATATAGGCCATGCTTGTATTATATGTTCCATGATTAAACATAACCAAGTCTAGGACGAACAAACATACTAGATCGTTCGCGGTCCTCCCGCATAGCTCTAGCTAGTGTTTCTTCATAATTAACTTTTAACATACTAATACGTTCAGCAGGAACTCCTGCACGTTTCATAGACATATAGTAAGATAGCCCTGCTGTTAGGCAAGGAAAAAATCTTTTAGGTAAATCAGCGTTTTGCTCTGCTGACTTATTAACATCTTGCAGTTCGCTAATTGTCTCTATTTTAAGAATGTCTGTAGAATTATCTGGAATAGGCCAAAGAGATAATGTAGGATTATCACGACCTCTACGAATAGAATACTGTGATGGTCGGCCTGTCTGTGTTTTATTAGGTATTAGTAAATACTCTTCAGGAGAAACGCGCTGTAACTGTAAGTCTGTGCTATCTCTATTTAACACTACTTCAAGAGCATCAATAGTTGTAGAAGAAAGATCATAAGCAGTAGTAGAAGCCGTTACAGTTAAAGAAGATACACCAGTACTCCATAATAGTATACCACGGTTTTGCCAATCCTTCAACATAATATTTATAGAACGACGCGCAGATGCTGGCTCGTGACCGAGAGTATCTTCACCCCCAATCATTTCCATTGCTTCCTGAATAACCTCGTCAATATCAAGATTAAAATTATATGTACCCGATACAGCCATTATGTTTTCCTATATCTTTTAACCTTACGTGCAATACGCTTCGGTTGTTTTGAGTATTGCTTCCCCGCAGCAGTCGCTTTTCTCTTTGCTTTCGTGGTCGCAGCATATTCTTTTGACGACAGAGCTTTGATTGCCTTCTCTGGAAGATACCGTTCTCCCGTTTTGCTGCTTGGCTTCCCTGACTTTGTGCGCCATTTTTGTTTGCTCCACTTTGAAAGTTTATTACTTTTTTTCTTTTTACCTTTGTAACCGCCGCCAGCGTCTTTATAATATTTAACTGCAAGCTGCATAGCTCTAGCAGAATGTTTACCACCCATCTTAGCTTTAGCTCTAGCTTTTGCCCTAGCCCATTTAGCAGGATCACGTTTTGTAGCTGTACTAGCCTTACGTTTTTTTCTTACAGCCATTTATTTAATTCTATTCATTAAAGCATTTTCAATTTTAGGTAGTAATCTAATTCCACAATAGCCAACAATAAATGCTAAAGCAATTGCAACAGTATCATTAAAACCCCAGTATGCCATAGCAGCAGGAATAAAAAACTCTGCTGAAATCCAACCAACAAGAATAGCTAGAATAATATCTTTAGCTGCTTCCCAATTCCATTTACGTTTTGTTAGTACATTAGCTGCGCCGCCACATCCGCTTGCGAATATACAGCATAGCTTACCTCCAAAAGTTGCGATTGCCCATTCCATGCTTGCCTCACTTTGTATGTACTTTTTGAACTTCAAAGCTTGCTTTTTTGGAAGCACCCTTATGAGGAGTGTATCCACCGCGAGGATTTTTCATAAGTTTAAAGCCCTTACCAGACTTCATCCAGTGAAAACCTTTAGGAGCATCTACTGCTTTTTTCATATCAACCTCTTTTCTTTATACCGCGAACATACTTCTGGGACTTAGGTGGTCTTTTTTTAGAACCACTAGGGCCAGCCCAAAAAACTTTATTGGCCCAAAAAGCTGCACTTGTTTTTCCCTTGGCAATGTTCTTACCATGTCTAGCCTTAAAAGATTTACGTGCTTCGGGAGAATAATTATGTCCCATTTTTTGATCGCCAAAACGAATAATTTTAATACGACCTTTATCACGCACAGCAACCACAGCTTTTTTAGTAGGATGCTGTGGTGTACGCTTTGGTTTATTTAATCCACTTAACTTATAGCGTTTCAGTTTATTTTTTTCTGAATCAGTTAAAGACATTATTTTTTCCTACAATAAGTGTTCTTATATTTTTCTAGCATATAGTTAGAAAGTGCTGACCAGTACTCATTCCAATTTTTATAATCAGTTTCTACTGGACGTTCTATGTCCCAGTTTATTCCTACTTCGTGAGGAACATTGTCTATATCAGCTTCCACGGGTTTCTACACCAAACCCTCTACGTGCCGCACGTTTACGTCCTTTAGTTTTATTCTTTTTAGAACTACTTAAACGACCACCCCTTTTCATACCATAAACATCTTCATTCATATCAAAATCACTTTTGCCTTGTTTTCGTCTTTCAGCAGATGCTCGTTCTCCTGCTTGAAAAATAGAATCTAAACCACGTTCTAACATATTCATATCTTTACGTCTGTTTTTTTCAGAAAGATCGTACATTTTACTAGCATCAGGAGATGCAAATGCTTCTGCATACTCATCAACAGTTTGATTAAGTTTTGTAGCGCGTGATGGTGTATCTGAACCACGCGGAGTATTAGGTAAAGGAGGCGAACCAGCCATTAGTCCTGAAAATTTTTGTGAAGGTTTAGGTGTTATTGCATTAAATGTACGATTGTTTGTCTTAGGCTGTCCCATTCTAGCTGTTGGCTGTCCCATTCTAGCTGTTCGTTGATTACCTGTTTCTGGAAAAACATCAGGATTTTTACTTAAAGTATCTTTGTTGTTTCTACCTGTTACAATTCTTGCTTTAGCTTTGTCTCGGTCACTTAACCCTGCTGAAGCACGATTTGATGCTGCAATACGTTCTGCTTGGTTTACAGCTTTTACAACAGGAGAAGATGGTGCAGCAGCTAACATACCAGCAGACTTTTTATCCATATCTTGAATTTGTCTTTCTAGACGTTCCTTAACCTTTTGTTGAGAAGTTAAGTTTCGACCTGAAAGATTACCGCTTTCTATTCTTTTATTAATTCTATTAAGTTTTTTTAATAGACCTCTTGTTTTCATTCTAGAAATATTATCACTAATGTTTCTAAGATCGCCACCTTTATATTTAGCCATTTTAAGATACTCCGTTATCTTTATAACAGGCAGCAACCATCTGCTCACCAACACTACCGCCATATTTACGATACATTGTATTTCCACCACCCATACGCTTCATAACTTTACCGCCGTATGCTTTTTTAGTAGGTGCTTTAGGTTTAGACCGAGGAGAGGGTTGTCTAGGTTTTCTAAGATCAGTAGTATACTTTTTGCCTTCAAACATAAAAGTTTTTTTACCTTCACGCCTAGCTCTACGAAAAGCTTTTTCAAAAGCAGTCTGTCCTTGTTTTTTTGTTGTAGGCTTTTTTGTTGTTTTAGCTTTAGCTTCTTCGTCACCTTTACTTGAAAGAGCAGCAGCACCACCTGCAATTGCAGCAGTTCCTAAAGCGCCTGTTCTTGCTCTCATAGCAGCTTTAGTATCAGCAGCACTTAAACCACTTAATTTACCAGTTTGACGATTTCTTACGGCTTTACCAGTTCTTCTTCCTCGACTACCGCCTGTAACCGCTACATTTGTAATATCTTTTGCTCTTTGACCTGTAGTTTTTTTGCCAGTATACTTTTTACCACCAAGAGCATCTAAAGCACCTTTAGCAAATCTTCCTGCAATAGCCATAACTACTCTCCTGCTTTTTCAGTATAGATAACTTTTTCATCTATTGAATAGTTAACTACTACATTTTGAGGTGAACCCTTAACATCTGGACCTTTACGTGCAGCGCCATATCCCTGACCAGTAGGCTTACCATTGATTGCATCAAGGTCAGGAGGATACTTTAACAGAGTATGTGGTCCTCTTAGATAATTATTTTTCATGCTTTTCTCCTTCTTCCTTTTGCAGCCATCGCAGCAAATTTCTTAGCACCGTACTTTTTTCTTCCAATGTATGCTGCTAAAGCTTTAGGGTTTTTAGCCCCACGTTTTTTTAGTTTAGAAACTGTTTGTTTAAATCGTTTACCAGAACCAAGTGGCGGTTTCTTTTTCTTTTTCTTTCGACTGCCTTTAGTAACCTGCTGTCTAATACTGGCGCGACTTGTAGCCATTATACTTTAGTATAGCCTGAGTCAACAATACCTTGACCACCACTATTAGCTTTAATAATGCCGCCGCCTTGCTTATAAATAATGCCGCCTTTTTTATATTTCATTACTTTACCACCGCCTTTAGCAAATCCCATATTATTCCGTACTTTTGTGGGAAGTTTAGCAAGACCTGTGTTATCAGCAGGAACATTTTTAAGAGGACCACCAGCTTCACGATACATTACCTTACCGCCGCCCTTTTTCTTTTCAGCATCTCTTAAAGCTTTTTGATAAGCCTTTTCAAGATTTTTGCCGTTTAATTCAGCAAGAGTGTTTGGGCTAATAAAGTCTTGAACCTCACCAATAAAGTTTCGCTTTTCGCTATCAGTCATTTTCTGTGATGTTTGCGGAGAATTTTTATTAGTTTTCTTTGCGTTCATTGGTAACATTAGCTTGCTCCTTGTATAACTGGATTAGGCCCACCAGCAGGACTAGCAGCGATTTCCATATCGTCTTGACGAGTTCTACGAGCCTGATTTCTAAGTGTTGTAATTGCGCTTTCATACTGCTGCTGCCAAACTGGAAGTGTATTCCAATCTTTCATATACATAGTTGCCTCTAAAAGACAACCATAAAATAAAGCATCGTAGCAATACTCACTATAATAATTTGAAGTTGTCACACTTGTACCTGTTGCAGAAGCAAGAGCTAGTGGTCGTGACGCTGTTTGTA